TAAAACTCTACTCGTGCGAACGTGGGATTCCGGCATTGACGGATACCTTAGTAGACGAGTGGTCTTTTGAAGGTCCTTGATTCTCAGAAAATCCTGTTCACTGCGTACTTTTGTGCGTCTTGATCTGTTGAGTTTTGAAATAAAATTCCTTGGGAAAGAGTATTTGAATCATGAGAGAAATAGCTATTGGATCAACCCCTGTCTGGATGCCGACTGGACGTTCTTTTATGTCCCATGTTGGATTAATTCCTTGTGCGGATGATTGGATGTTTGAAATTGAACCCAGTGTGTCTGAAGCCAAGATTTGGTCTGTTAACCCACAGCAAGTGGTTGCTTATTATACTTCACAGTATAATAAGTCAGTTGTTGTGGATTGGTCAGAGCAAGTTCCTGGCATTGTTGTGAATGGAATGAATGTTCAGATGAAAAATTTTTATGCTAATTGTGTGAATGGACTACCAACTGTGAATGTGTTGTTTGACTTGAATGAACCTGTGTGTGCAGATGAAGTACTTCAAGAATGGGACGCATGGTGTTTGGATGACATTGCTATACATATGCGTGTGATGCTGAAAGACATTGCTTTGATTGCTCAAATGGGAATGATTGATATTTCTATGTTTTCGACTGGACCCTTGGTGAGTGAGATTTGTAGTGTGCTCAATGGTATCTGGGAATATTTGAGTTTGTTGAATGTTGAAAATGAAGTTGTACGTCGTGTGTATGGAGTGATTTCATTTTTGTTGCATTTGGCAGCTGGTGGCATGAATGAGGTGAGTTATGTTCATCATCTCTTGGATTTGTTTGTCTTGTGTGGATGGGAAACCACAACTGTGGCAATCTTAGTACAGAAAGTACTGGGAGTGCAAGGTTCGCTATTACGATCACAGAACCCTCAAGTTGTGGCTCAGATGACAGGTGACTATTCTCCAATTGTGTCACTAATCTTCTGCATCATGTCCATGCTGTATTTCAAAGTGTTGCCAAGTCAGAATGATTCAAAGAGCTTTATGAGATCTTTTGGAGATTTTGGTAATGCTGCGCGTGCAGTTACTGGATGTGATGGAGCAATTAAAGTGTGTGTTAAGGCATTCAAATGTGCGTATGAGTGGTTTGAAGAGAGAATCACTGGTGTGACATCAGGAATGAAAGAGTTGCTGAATGTGGATGAGTCATTGAGTCCATGGATCTCACAAGTCTATGAACTACATGATGAGTTCAAGTCAACTGGACATGTCCTTGATGAAGGAAAGCGTGCGTTGTGTCAAGAACTCCTGGAGAAAGGACGGAAATTTAAGAGAGATCTTTCTATGTTGAAGTTACCTCCAACTTTGTGGAATACTTTTCTTGAAGTATTCATGAAGGCGGAGAAAATGGATGCATATAGAGCTCAATCTGAATTTCTTGATAGTCCCCGAGTTCCACCACTAGTCATATGGCTGTATGGAGAAACGAGTGTTGGAAAATCAACGTTGGTGAACTTCTTGTGTGTGGATTTGTTGACAAAAAGTGGTCAGTGTACAGATCCCGACAAAGTATTTAAACATATATTTTGTCGGAATGTGGAGACTGATTTCTGGGATGGATACAATCCAAATCACAAGGTGGTCATCTATGATGATTTTTCAGCAAAGATTCCAGGTAATGACAAGTGTAGCCAGGTTGGAGAGATAATTCAATGCTCTAATATCATGCCTTTTCCTCTCCATGTTGCAGAGCTGGAGGAAAAGAAGAGTGCTAGGTTTCGTTCGGAGCTTGTCTTCATAACTTCAAATTTGGCAGATCCTGATCTACGAGAAATGAACAATCCCGAGGCAGTGCTTCGGAGGAGAGATTTCGTAGTGAGGGTGAAAGCCAAACCTGAATTTGTGAAGATGAGTCATAAGTATGGAACTGGAAGGATTCCATCTGCTATACTTGATAAGGAGAAAATTCGTCGAGTTTTTGGAACTGAGAAATTGCTTCACACTGACATATACTTATTCCAACTGGAGAATAACATGAATCATGATCCGATGTCCGCGTGGATATCGTATGAGGAGTTGTGTGAAATTCTGTTGGATGCGTATGTGCAAAATGTGAGGCAAGGTACTCGGTACATTGACGAGATGAAGGTCCGTGCTCGAGAAAACATCTTGGCCCAAATGGGAGAATACGAGCGAGTGAGTTGTGAGAGACAGCTTATTGCACGTTTTCAGAGCCCGTTTACTCGGATTCAGGCATTAGGATTTCTTTCACAAGCTGATGCTTTGTTGGATGAGGATGGTGAAACACCAAATTCAGCAAAGTTGAGGCGAATGAAAGGAATTCTAATGACTAGTCTGGCTATGACGGATGGTTTGCCGAGTGATGGTCTCAATCTGGAGTGTGTCAAGTGTCAAGCTGCCAGTTTTGTGACTCGGGGTTGGCATAAACTCAAGCAGTGGTACAACAACGAAACATGCCCACATCAAACTATTGGAAC